AGCATCTAACCGTCCAGGCATTACCTTTGGCGATGTAGTATTAGATCACATCAACGTTGAAAGAAAATTAAAAGGAAAAGGACGTTGGAATGACGTATCTATTACTCTTTACGATCCAGTAGTTCCTTCAGCTGCTCAAGCAGTAATGGAATGGATTCGTTTATCTCACGAGTCTGTAACAGGTCGTGATGGGTATTCTGACTTTTATAAGAAAGACATTACTTTTAACGCGCTAGGTCCGGTAGGTGATAAAGTAGAAGAATGGACTTTAAAAGGAGCTTATATCGGAGACGCTAATTTCGGTGACTTTGATTGGTCGACTGAGGATGCTATTAATATACAATTGACATTGAAATATGATTATGCCATACTTCAATTTTAAGTATGACTACGCAATTTTAATTAAAATAGCAAAAATATTCTTAATTTTCAAAAGAATTCCTTATATTTATTTATATAAGGAATTTTTTTATGTTTAAATGTAGTTATTGTACAAAAGAATACGGTTCTTTTAATGGGTTAGCAAAGCATTCTGCGAGAGCGCATAATGTATCAGGAATAGAATTATACATGATATCGTATAATCTTACAGAGATTCCTAAATGTAAATGTGGTTGTGGACAAGAAGTTAATTTTCAATTAGGTAAATTTGGAGAATATCTTCAAGGTCACAAAGCAAGAGTATCAAAAGGATTTTATTCTAAAGAAGGATTGCAAAAGTCTTTGGAAACGAGAAAAGAAAGATTTGCTTCAGGAGAATTGGAGCAATGGAATAAAGGTAAAATTTACGAAGGAGAGGAGCTAGAAGAAAAACGTAGAATAGCCAAAGATCCTGTACGCTGTGAAAAAATTTCCAAAGCTCTTACTGGAAAGCCAAAGTCTGAAGCGCATAGAAAAATAATGCTAGAAACTCTTGCTCGCAACAGAAAAGAAATTCTCAAAGGCAATCCTTCAAAATTGGAATTTACATTTGCTGATATATTAACAGGTTTAGGAATTGAGTTTGTACATCAGTATGAAGTGGAAGGATTCAATTATGATTTTTACATTCCTAGCAAAAATACTCTGATAGAAGTTGATGGAGATTATTGGCATGCACATCCAGACAAGTATGTTGAATTGAATAACATGCAGAAAAAGAATAAAGGTTTAGATAAATTGAAAACGAAACATGCTGCGGATAGAAGCTATCAACTTCTGCGATTTTGGGAACGAGACATTACATGTAATCGATTTGAAGTAATTGCAAATTTAATGGAAATTTGCAAATAAGATATTTATAGTAAATAAAATATACAATGGATCCGAAAGAATTTAAAAGACTGTTGAAAGAGTTTGCTCCTGAGCAACAACTTCATGAAGCAGATATAATACCTATGGGGCCGGACGGTAACCAAATTAAAGATATACAAACGATTAAAAATTTAAACTTAGCTGTTAAAGCTGTAAATTCTTCGTTACGTCCTAAATTAACAGATTTAATTACAGACCCAGACGCTGCAAAGTCATTGAAGTCTCCAGCACAAAGAACTGCATTGATAGGAGCTATGGCAATTGCTTTTGGAATATCTGAAGAAGAGTTTTCTCAAATAGTTAGTAAAATTAAAGGAGTGCTTAAAAAAGCAGGAGATACTAAAACTAGTTCTGATGATCAAGCTTAAGTCTATAGCAGAGAACATACTTAATGAAGCTGAAGAAACTATTACATGGGGAGAAGTTTCTAAATTGTTAAATTCAATTAAAGGAAAACAAAACAAAGCAGAAGTAGGTAAAGTTTTAAAAACAGCCGGCAAAGTAGGCGCTTCACTTCTACCAGGATTGTCAATAATAACAACAGTATTAGATACTTACGATAATATATCAAATATTAAAGATGTAGCCAAAGCTGTTTTGTCTATAGGTAAATCTGTGTCTAACGATGGACTAAAAAATCCTAAATCTTCAGAGTTTAAAAACTTAACAGGTCCATTTTGGGATGCACTTAAATTATCTCCGGAAGTATCTATTTTATTAGATGATAAAATAGAAACTATGTTTATTAATCAAGTAATTGTTCCGCAATTATCTAAACCAGGAAATGAAAACCAGCCAGTTCCAAACATGGATATTGAATTAGGCAAATGGTTAAATAAATCAGGATTAGAAGATAAAGCTGATATTCATTTTACTGGAAAATCAGGAAATCTTTAACAATTACATATTTATAATAAATAATAAACTATTAGTTATGCCAACAGTTAATGACAATTACCCTAAGCAAGGTAATTTTGAAATGTCAGATGAGCAAGTAAAAGATCTTGCAATTCAGAACATGCAACGCCATGAGGTTAAAAACTCTGGATTCCCAACAGAAATTATTTCATTACCGTCTAAAGGATTAGTATATCCTGAAAGTTCTCTATTGCGAAGTGGAACGGTTGAAATGAAGTATATGACAGCTCGAGAAGAAGATATTCTTACTTCTCAGAATTTAATTAAACAAGGTATTGTATTAGAAAAGCTAATGCAGTCAATGATTGTATCTCCTATTAATTTCAATGATTTAGTTATTGGTGATAAGAATGCAATTATGATTGCTGCACGTATTTTAGGTTATGGTAAGGCATATGAGTCTACTATTGAATGTCCTATGTGTGGAGCTGATAATAAAATTGAAGTTGATTTAACTCAATTGCCTGAATCTAATATTCCAGAAGACACTGCAATGGTTTCTCCAGGTATATTTGAATATGTACTTCCTCAATCTAAAAGAACTCTTCATTTCAGACTATTATCAACCGGAGACGATAAAAAAGTTTCTAAAGAATTAGAAGCTTTAAGAAAAACAAATAAAGATGGTATCGATCGAGAATTAACTACTCGTCTTAAAAATCTTATTGTTTCAGTAGACGGTAACGCAGATAAAAAAGCTATCGCTCATTTTGTTGATAATGAATTATTTGCAATAGATTCTAGAGCATTTCGTACATATATGAAATCTGTAAGTCCAGATACTAAGTTTGAAATTGACTTTACTTGCACAGAGTGCGGCGGCGACAAGGAGGCGTTGTCGTTTAATATAGATACCAACTTTTTTTGGCCTAAGTCCTAAACATAAGCCTATAATTCATGGGCAATTATTTGATATGGTTTATCATGGCCATGGATTTACTTGGACCGAGTTATATGATATGCCAGTTTGGCTACGCAAATTCTATTATAAGAAAATGGAAGATGCGATGATAAAACAAAAAGAAAGTCAGGAAAAAAAGACAAAAAAGACTAGCAAACCTAAAATAGCTAGACCATCAATAGGACCTAAATCATAGGTCCTATTTTTGTGATCGATACCAATTAATTGGGTATACGATATTTATTATAAATAAAATACTGCACTACATGAAAGTATCTAAAATAAAACAAATCATCAAAGAAGAAGTAGCTTCAGTTAAGTTAGAATTAATAGAACAATCTATTAATGATGAATTTTCTTTTTTATCAAAGAAAGCAAATTTACATGAAAGCCTTTTAGGTTCTGTCATGGCGTTATTTTTAGAACCAAAAGCTCGTAAAAAAGCTGAAGCAATAAAAACTTCTCCAGAATATAAAGAGTTAGTACAACAAATTAAAGTATCATCAGAATCGCTTGAGCAAATAACTAAAAGACTTAAGACAAAAATTGATGAGTATGAGTCTTTAATTAAAGGACTTCAAAATGATGGAATTGATGTTAAAATGGGAGATAGCATGGATAAAATTATGCAAAAAACCAAACAAAAACACAAGGACATTTTAAGGAAGTATAAACTATATTAATAAATGGCTGAAGATAAAGAGTTAAATAAAATTAACGCAAAGGCAAAAGAAGCTAGTAAAGTACAGACAGAAGCGGCTAATGAGCAACAAAAAATTCAAAAGAAAATTGCTGACACTGTAAAAGAAATCGCAGATGCTTCTAAAGGGTTGTTAGACATTGAAAATGATCTTTTCGATGCTAGCAAAAAACTATCCGGTATTCAATTAAAGCGATTAGGATTGCAGCGTGACATTTTAAAAGATCAATTATCTTCATTACAAACAGATAAAAGTCAATTATTAACTAGCGAAAAGAATTTTAAAGAGATTCAAAAAACAGCTAAAAAGGTTGAAGAAATAGCTGATTTAGAAGCTAAAGCACTTCCACATAGAAAAAAGTTATTAGCTGCTCAAAAAGAGTTAAATAAATTTCAAGACAAATATAAAAATTCTATTGATCAATCTTTAGGATTTATTGATAAGATTGACGATAAAATAAAAGATATTCCAATTGTAGGAGATTTTCTATCAAAGTCTTTAGGGTTAGATAATGTTAAAGAAGAATTGAGTAATAAACTTGGAGGAGCTTTAACCAATACATTTAAAAAGTCTGCAGTTGAGCAACGAAACGCAGCTCAATCTGCGTTAAAAGGATATGACGATCAGATAAATGGATTAAGTGGAGTTGAAGAAGCCGCTAGTAGTATAACTGATATAGTAAGCAACATCGGCCCAACAGCAGCATCAGGTACTGGAGAAGTTGCAACTGGCATGGCTAGCGCCGAAACAGCAGCGTTAGGATTTGGAACTACACTAACAGTTGCAACAGGAGGTCTTTTATTATTAGTTGGTGCGTTGGTGCTAGCTTTCAAAGCATTTTATGATACTGCAATGGAAGCTGATAAACATATTACAGACATTGCAAAAAATTTAAACGTATCAAAAAAAGAAGCAGCAGAAATTGAACAATCAGCAGCTCATCAAGACGTTCTGTTTGAAAATATTGTTGAATATTCAGATTTATTATCAAAGAATTTTGGTAGAGTTAGTCATGTATTAGCAAAAGACGTAATGCCGCGAATGCAAGCGTTGCAATTTAATATGCAACTTTCTAATGAAGAATTAGGCGGTATAGTATCTGCGGCAACTTTATTAGGATCTTCATTTGCTGGAACTGCAGATAAAGCTTCAGAATTTGAGACTACTGCATTAAATACTACTAAAGAATTTTATGAACAACAAGGTATACAATTAACGCAGGGAGATTTAGTAGCTGAGTTTAGACAGAATATGCAAGATATCAGTGTAATTAATAAGAGAAATCTTGCATTATATGGAAAATCAGACAAAGCATTAGTTAAACAAGTTCAAACAATTCGACGTTTTGGATTGGAATTTGACCAAGTAGCTAAAATTTCAGAAAATGTTTTAGATATTGAATCATCGATTGAAAATGAAATGAAAGCTAATGTGCTGTTAGGAAAGCATATGAATCTAAATGCAGTTCGTCAAGCTGCTTTATATGGAGATCAAGCAAAAGTAGCTGAGGAAGTTAATAAAGTTTTATCTAGTCAGAATATTAACTTAGATGAGTTTAATAAAATGATGCCAATACAAAAAAAGGCATTAGCAGAATCTTTAGGATTAGGAGAAGATGAAATACAAAACATGTTACTTCGTAATAAACTAGGAGATGAAGATTTAGCTGAAAAAATTAAAACTGGAAAGATAACAAAAAAACAATTAGTAGATACTGGTAAGTTAACTGAAGAAGAAGCGCAATCGTTAATTAATGCAGAAAGGAAAACGACAGTTCAGCAAGATATGGCAATGATTCAAGATCAACTTTCACAGTCGATTAAAGCTAATATGCCAGGTATTCAATCATTTATTAAAGTATTAGCTGATTTTGGTACTCGTGCTGCGGATGTTGGTCTTACAGGAGCGATGTTTGGTTACGGGCAATCACAAGAAGAAAAGCAGGCTTTGGAGCAGGCTGAAAAAGCCGAAAAAGAAAAAGGTGTTATTTCTGAAGATTTAGCAAAGAAAGCAACTGCAGCTGCAGATACTGGGATAAGTACTTATTTATCAAAGTATACACTTGGCGGTGTAGGAGGGTTTGTAGCTGCTGCAATTCAAGATTTATATTATGATAAAGAGTATAAAGCAACTGCAACTGCAGTTCATGACGCTATGATTAACCCTTCAGGAGGATTGGAAGTATCAGGACCAAAAGGCAAATTTAAACTTGATGAAAATGACACTGTAATAGCTGGAACTAATTTAAGTAGTTCTAGCACTTCTTCAAATAGTACAGAGCCATTAAGTAGTAGTATCGGAAATTCCAATAACAAAGAAGTTGTATCTTTATTAAAAGAATTAATAGCAAAAATAGACCAGCCAGTTAAGATTAACATCAACGGTAAAGTTATGGATGAAATTGAAAAACAAACTACTTTAAGAAAAACATACAATACTAAAGTAGATAGTGGATATGGAACGTTTGGATAATTATTAATATAATATGGCACTAGTAGACTTAAAATCTAATTTAGCGAACTTTCGCTCGACATTTACGACACCTAGTGTTGCGTCCCAAACTGTAACAAATTTAGTACAACCTACAGGAACTCATATCAATAAAGCTTCTGATAGCAATTTAGATATAGATTTTAATCCAACTTCATATATTGGAAAAACTGGATTTACTAAAAAAATAATAAATACATCTAAATTCAATATAGATACTGTTCCAGTTTCATATAGCGGTAAAACTAATTTTACTAAATCATTTATTGACTCTTCACTATTTGAAAGAGCAGATGCATTCATTTTAAAATATATTGGAAAGACAGGATTTACAAAAAATGCAATTAATAAATCTAAATTTAATATAGATACATTACCTAGTAAATTCAGTATATCTACAAAATATACTCCTACAAACTTTTATCCAGATGCAAAAGTACCGAAAACTTCTGCGAGATGGAAAGGATTAATACCACCGGCTGTAAATTTCTTTGCAGACGATAAAAGTGGAGCAAAAGGATTTAGTACTAAATTTACAGACGTAAGTCAAACTAAATTTACAGGAGCGACTAAAACATCTTATACATATCCTAATTTATTAGGATTAGGAAATAGATTAGTTTCTAGACCATTAACCAATTCTAAATTTCCAAATTTAGGAACAGCTACATTAGCAAACCAATTACCTGAAGGTTCGGTATTTCGCTATACAAAAGAAGGAGTAATTACATCTAAAAAGTTTTCAACTCAAGGTTATTCTGAGTCAAGAAAGTATGGAGACAATGTTAAATCAATAAAAGGTCAATCTAATAAATCTTTGATGTTTACAAGAGCTACGGAAAAGAATTCTCCATCGGCTATTGACGAACAATACGCAAAATTTAATTTACGTGACGAAGCATTTAATCCAACTTACATCAAACAACCTTACATATTAAGAGGTATTCAACGTAAAGAAAAACATGAACCTCAACGTTGGGGAACAGGAACTCAGTTTGATGATGGATTGATAAGAGGTGGATTTGTAACAGTAGTAGATCGAGTTAAAGCAGATTTCGATCGTATTAAGTCATGGATAACGTCTCCTAAAGGTCATTTATGGATAGTTAAACAAGTAGGATTAGGACGTTCCAATCCTAAAGTAGAAACTGCTGGATTGCTAGTACCTAGACTAACTAGAATACATACCGGAATAGCTTCATTGTTATCTGTAGCAGGATCTCCGTTTGGATTGCATTTTACTCGTCATGGTATTCCATTTGCAAATAATTTTGCTAGTTATGAAAATGTACAAAAAATTAAGAAACTTAAGTTTGATATATCGCCAAGTAGAAGTAATAGATTAATAGATTTAAGAAATGATTTAGTATTAAATATAAATAAAAGAAAAAAACCATCTTTAATAGTTGAAGGACAGTCAATTCCGTCATTATCAGGTATAAGCGGACCAAATTCGATATACGGTATTGGATTTACTGATATATCACGAGGTTCAAAATCTATAAAAGGAGACCCAGCATCAATATTAGAACGTATACAAATTAATCCATTTACTATTTCAAGAAATTATGCTGGTAATAAAGCTGGTCAAAACTCTGCAATTGCATTTGGAATTGACGGATATAAAAGAGAAATAAATTATTTCAGACCTGATTTAGAAACTATTTCAAATAATTTATTTAATCTAATTACTATAATTAATGGTCAAAACACAGTTGCTAAAGATTATAATGCTAATCCATATAACCCAAATGTAGTTGATAAAGAATCTAAAGATCTAGCAGATCGTAAACAATATAGTACTAAACAATATGCAGGGAATTTAAGAGCAAAAACTAAGCATGATTTTGATCCTAATAAAGATACTAATAACAATACGGCAGCTAATATTGATGCGCAGAGTAGCGCAGATCCTGAAACTAGAGACAGTTTATACACCCTACTATCAGAAAAAAAACGATCAGAACAAAAGAAAAATAATAAACGTCCATTTTCAATAAAAAAACAATATGCTTCAGGATTAGTAAAGTTTTCTAAACCAAATGCTACTAAAAATGACGATGTCAACGGCTTAAAAACAATTGAAAAGTTAGACAACGAGTTTAACGATAGTATTAAAAAACAATATGAATCTAGCAGTGCTAGTACTTTTAATACTAGAACCATTGTATTAAGTGATAAGTCTACTAAAGACCAGCCTAATCCATTTAACAGATTACCTGATATTCCTCGTGGCGCCCCGACAGAGACTACAATTGATAGGCTAGATTATAACGGCCCAAATATTGGAAATATTAGAAATTACGCTACAATGGCATATGGAAAAATTCCTAAAAATTCAAGTGATAGATATAAATTAAATGGAGATTTTCGAAATGGAATAGATGCTTCTGCTTCATCACTATCATTTATCGGTCAAACCGACCCGTATTATTATAGAAGCAGACGTTTAGAAGGTTATTATGGGTTTGGTAATTTAGGTCAGGTAGGTGCCGACAGATCAAAACCAAATGAATTTGCAGCTACAGGATCTGATTTTGGTAACGGTAACCGTACGATTATCGTAGAAAAGAAATCAGATTTTAGAGGAGATAAAGTTAATGCGTTAGATGTTAATTTAAGCGGAATTACTACAGATAAAATATATGATGGAACAAAAGATTTAATTAAGTTTTATTTCCAAGATGGTGCACTAGCCAAAGGTAGCGTCGTCGGCAACTATGCTGTAATGGCATTCCGAGCTACAATGACAGGATTTACAGATTCATTTTCGCCAGGTTGGGATAGAATAGATATTATGGGTCGTCCAGATGGAGCATATTTGTATAATTCATTTGAACGAAATGTATCATTTAATTTTACAGTAGCTGCAATGTCTCGTTCAGAAATGATTCCAATGTGGAGAAAGTTAAATTATCTAGCTTCATATACAATGCCTGACTTTAGCGATCTCGCAAAACCATCAGGTCCATTTATGCGAATTACAATAGGAGATTTGTTTTATCAAACTCCTGGATTTATTACATCACTTTCATATACAATTCCTGACGACGCAACTTGGGATATTGCAGAAGATGTAGATAATAATGCGGACGCTAAGCAATTACCAATGGTAGTTGAAGCTTCAATATCATTTACAATAGTTGGCGATTACCGACCTCAAATGCATGGTAGAGTTTATAGTTTATCTCCAAAAGGAACAAGAAATAAAAACGCGGCTGGTCAATGGTTAGGAGATGCATCAATAGGAAAATAAAAATAATATGGCTCGATACGACAATTACTTATTTACACAAAAAGAGTCTATAGACTCAAATACTAAAAAACGATACTATCAATCGTTATTAGATCCTACAATTGAAAAAGACGCTACTGACATTTATGTAATTACTACGATCGGAGATAGATACGATCTTTTAGCTTGGGAATATTATGGAGATGCAGAATTATGGTGGATAATTTCAGCAGCAAACCCAGAATTACAAAAGGATTCCTTATATTTAGAACCAGGGACGCAAATACGAATTCCTAGAGACTATCAAAAAGCATTAACAACATTTCAAGAACAAAATAGTTTACGTTAATAATGGCAGAAACAATATTTTATACAGCAGTCGACGAAAAGGTAACAATTAAATTAGAACAAAGAAAAACATTCAATAAGTCTGATGACAGAAGCTCAGGCGCTCATAAATGGTTATTTCAAAAAATGGCTTATGCATCTGCCGCTGCTTCAAATGAAGCGTCTGGAAAGTTGAAAGTATTGTCACCACCAACAGGTGGCGGTTTAGGAAAGCTATCAGACGGAAAATCAAAAGGTGGTATGTATAAAAATGCCGCTTTACCTAAGAGTGCATATTCAATATCTGGAAGATTTTATCCAAAACCTCATATTAATTCCGTTAAAATTTCTAATGAAGGCGATTTTGGTTCATTGAAAAAAGCAGAAGTTTCATTTACTGTACATAGTATAACTGACTTAGATTTGTGTCAGCCATTTTTCGATCTAGGGGCAAGATTATCAATAAAGTATGGATGGAATGATGCTGGAGGAGCTGGAGGTCCAGAAGGAAAGTTTGAAGGAATAATATACAATTTTACATATTCAGTAAATTCTGAAGGAGGATTTGATTGTATATCATATGGAATGTCAGCTGGAATTAATACATTGGGAGGTGATATAAAAGCAGGTTCAGATTCTGCAGGTAAAAAGACAACCGACGCGTCTGGAAATGAAGTACCAGCTGGTACGATAATAGGAGAGATCGATGTAATGGTTGCTAACGCAATTGGATTAGCAGATAATGCAATTAATGCAGATGCTATAGGTGCTGTAAAATTGCCTTCTTCATGGGGTAGCTTAGAAGAAAAAGATGCTGATGTTGTAAAAGAAGAAGATAAGCCGGCATATTATATTTCTTTAGAAAAGATTGTAGAACTTGTTAATAATAAAGTATTACGCGCTGCAGGTGGTCCTAAATTCAATAAGTTAGTTATTAAATGTAATAAAGATATTACTAAATGCCATGTACCAACGACAGATAAATTAGTATCTGGAAATCCTTTAAAAGTATTATTTCCTGGCTTTGGAAATTACGGCACACTTAATTTCTTTTCAACAGATTTTTCTACAGAATTTCAAGCAGGAGATTTGAGTAAGACAATGATTAATGTAAATTGGTTAAAAGACCTATTGAAAAATATGGGTATATTAACTGTTGACGCACAAAAATCTCCAAATAAAAGCGTTGGCAAGTTTTTACAAAATATATTAGATGAAATTCATATTAATAGCGGTACTAGATTTAAATTGACTCTAGTATCAAACCCAAAAGACGAAACGGAAGTTTTCATTACAGATTCAAATTACGTAGAAAAGAAAGTTAAGCCATACAAAATCACTGCAGTTACTGATGATAGTATATGCAGGTCATTATCGTTAACTGCAAAAGTCCCTTCAGAAATGGCAGCAGCAGCGTTTGTTGCTAATGCAAATACTTATGCTCCAATGGGCGCTGTTATAGCAGGTATCAATAGCACTACTACTGCCGGCACTACTACTAGCACCACTGCTACTACTGCTCCTGCTGCTACTACTGATACTGTTAATACTGCTGGATCTATAATTCCAAACACTGATGATACTCCACAACAACAATTTGAAACGGCTAAAAAGAATATGGACGTTAGTGATAGACTGACATCAGATAACATAACTGCAATGCAAGCTGCAATTAAAAGATTGTATGTAGGAGGATCTAATTCAGGAGGAACACAACCTGAAAACGAAGCTATTCTTTTTCCAATTGATTTTTCTTGCACATTAGATGGAATAGAAGGATTTATATTTGGAAATGTAATTACTTGTAATTATTTACCGATAGTATATCAACAAGAACAAAAAATAGCATTTACTGTTACTAAAGTTGAGCATAACATTGCCGGCAATGATTGGACAACAACTTTATCAACAGTATGTAGATTATTACCAACGACGTTTAAAGAGTCATCAAGCACTACAGATACACAAAATAGCTCAGCTGCTACACCTGCAGCTGCTACACCCGTTGTATATACAGCTACAGCCGCTGAAACAAAGTAATTTTAATTATGGCAACACCAAATAAATTATATTATCCTAAATCGCATATCGTAAATAACTTATTTACGATAGGAAAAGAATGGATGTTTGAAGACGGAACTGAATTTATGGGTTACTATCATAAATACATTGATGGAAATGTAAAAACAGGAGCTGTATTTAATAGATCAGAGTCTAAAAAATTAATTCCATTTGTTGATAAAGTAATTCAGCCTGATAATCGTGTATACAATTCAATTAAAAAACCAATTAAGTCGACATCTCCAATGATTAAGTATACAATTCCTGTCATAGAAGATTTTGAAGTAGGTAAGATTACTAGATATTTTATTAGAAGAAGAAATTATTCTACATTTGAAGATATATTTGAAATTGATAAAGCTCAATATAAACTTTGGAAATCTAAATCAGGAGGAATTGATGGTGCTTTATATGATGTAATTGAATTAGATTGGAAACTTACAGGTCCATTAAATGACATCGTGCAGGAAATGAATACAATACCTGGAGTATATAATACCAATCAACGTATGGTTATGTTAAAAGACAATGTATTTACTGGGCTAAAAGATTATTTAACTGACTATATTGAATTGTCAATTTACTCTCCGCTTATTTCGCAAAATATTAAAAAACAATTTGGTAATGTAAAATAATTTACTTATATTTAAGTAAGTTATGAAAATTATTGAAACGAAGACAGAGTTTGAAGACTTTCTAAACAAAGGTAAAGACTTCAATTGGATTGTTATTCCTACATATTGTAATGGGGAACGTCCAGTCTTTACTGACTCGGTTTCAGTAGTGTATGTATATCTAATTAATTTAGATGAAGAAGTTATGATAGTGTTCAATCATACAGAAGGATTGTCATTACCTGAATCTTTATTACAAGAATTTCCAAAAGATAATAAATTATTTGTATATGGTAAAAAACGATTTAAACAGTTTTTAGATCGTGCAAATATCATTGACATTAATATGGTTGAGTACTTTTATAGAAACCAACCTATTGAAGATGACTTTGAAACGCCAGCTCATGAATTTTTTACAAGAACTTTTGGAAATTTCAATAACTTAAATGCAATAATTCCAATTGTAAAGCATATTGAAAAAGCCCAGGCAATCACGCAAAGATTTTTAGATGTATACGATTCATTTAATGACAATGTTGCATTTAACAATTACAATGAATTAATATTAGATAGCTTATTTCAAATAGAAAAAAATGGATTATTTACATGCTATGATCAATTTAAAAAGAAATTCAATGAAGCTTCGTTATACGATCACTTTGCTTATACAGAATATAATGTATATACTACCACCGGACGTCCTAGCAATAGGTTTGGGGGAATTAATTATGCAGCGTTAAATAAAGACAATGGTCAAAGAACTCCATTTGTATCTAGATTTGGAGAGAATGGATTTATGCTGTCATTTGACTATGATGCGTATCACTTAAGACTGTTAGCAGAGTTAGTAGACTATCAGTTTATAGAAGGTTCAGTTCATGAACATTTAGGTAAGTATTACTTTCAAAAAGAAACTTTAACTGACGCTGAATATTCAGAATCTAAGTCAATATCATTTAAACAGTTGTATGGCGGTATTGGCCAAGAGTATTTAACGATACCATTCTTTGCTAAAGTACATGAATATACTCAGCTTTTATGGGCTCAATATAAACAAGATGGTTTTATAGAAACTCCAATGTTTGGCAGGAAACTATTCAAATCATTTTTCAGTGAAATGAATGCAGCAAAGCTTTTAAACTATTTATTGCAAGCATTCGAGACCGAGCGAAATATAGCGGTTATTCATAACATACTTCTACGTACAAAGCCTTATTCAAGTAAACTAATACTTTATACATACGATGCTTTTCTTTGGGATTTTGACAAACGAGACGGAGCTATGCTAATCAAATTGATTAAAGATGAGTTAGAACAAAATGGTAAGTATCCTGTGAAATTGGAAATAGGCCCGGATTATTCAAATATGATTGAAGTAAAAAGAAACGTTTAATATATTTATATATGAAAAGAGAATACAATAACAATATAGGCTTTGGTACAATTAATTTGTTTATTTACAATAGAACCGGATATCGATCACACGGTAAGTATGATCACGAGAACGTATGAAGTTGTTTATAAAAGAGTATTTGTATTATCAATTATCGGGTCTGAAGAGTATATTTGTAGTTTTAATGTTGAAAAAGGCAATCACAAAAAACAATTACCAGGAGCAATGTTAGTACATCGTAAAAAAGAAACTAATACGATGTATACTATAAACTCTTTAAACGCATTGATTAAAAAAGAAAATAACGGAATTGTCGATTCTACTTATAGCGTTGATTGGTCAAAGTATGCAAATAGTCTGTTAGTAACTTCAAATAACGATTTGAAAGTGCTTAATACGAAAGTATATCAAATCATCAACTTATAAACAACAAATAAACAACAAAAATGAAAGCATCTCAATTTAGAGCTCTTATCAGAGAAGAAGTTAGAAAAATGGTTAATGAAGCTGATGCAAACAGTGCAAAGATTAATATTGGGCCTTTTTACAATACAGCTAAAGCAAGAAATGCTAAATTAGAGCCTATCGTAAAATCTTTTATTAAAAATGCTAGAAAATCAAAAGGACCTCATGATACTTATTGGATATCAGGTATATTTGATAAAAATGCATTTGACAAAGCTAAAGAAAAGTATTCATTAACTCTCGAGTACGAATCCCCTAATTTTGTTATTGAATATCCATTTGATAAAAAAGGAGCTATTAAAAGAAAGTTAATGATACATCCAGTAGCATTTCTTTCTAATAAAGAATTCGCAAATATTATAGGTTATATAAGTACGACAAATGCTGAACCAGATACACCAAGACCTTTCAGTAAACAAGTTGAATCTGCATTAGCACAGCACATCAATCAATACAACGCTTATAAAAAACTTGATGCTTTGTTAAAAAGTAACAAAATACCAAAAAAATATTTAACTTATTCAGGTACTGTTTATCGACTAGTATCGTTAAAAGACAATAAATCATTGCAAAGTTATTTAAGCTCTCCAAAGGCAATCAAATCTACAAGTACTTCATTTGGCATATCGTGTGCAAAAAGTATTAACGGAATTAAAGCTTATATAGAAAATACAATGGAAATGGATGGTGTTGCAGCTGGATTAATATTTCGAACCAATATCGAATCTTCAAAAGTATTATTAGACATAGACAGTATGATTAATGATTTACTTGATTATGAAGACGAGATGGGAATTGAATCTGACATTGCATATGAAGGAGAAGAAGAAATTATTTTAAAATCGCCGATGACATTTTCTCCGAACATGTTAGTAGCTACAGTTATCGATTCAAAAATAAAAAAACAAACAATAAAATAAAAAAAAGTATTTGGTACCTGCGAAAGGTTATCTTATATTTAGTTATGTTAGCAGTTGAGAATGTAGACGCGGTATTCTAGACACCCGAAGACACATTGTCAATTACTAATTATCAATTATTCATTAACAAATAAAAACAAAAAAAATGGCTATTAATTTAGATGCTATCAAGCAAAAACTCAATTCGTTACAAACAGTAACAACTAAACAAAACAATCTTTGGAAGCCAGATCCTGGCACTCAAGTAGTACGTATAGTACCTTTTCAGCACAATCGAGAAAATCCGTTTATCGAACTTTATTTCCACTATAACTTTGGTGGCAAGTCTGTGCTTTCTCCAATGTCATTTGGTCGTCCTGACCCAATCTTAGAATTCGGCGAAAAATTAAAATCAACAGGTAACTCTGATGATTGGAAAATGGGTAAGAAATTAGAACCAACAATGCGTTGTTATGTTCCGGTTCTTATTCGTGGAAAAGAAGCAGAAGGCGTTAAATTCTGGGGCTTTGGTAAATCAGTTTATCAAGAGTTATTAGGATTTATTGCAGACCCTGATTATGGAGATATCACAGATCCAATGTCAGGTCGCGACATTTCAGTTGAATTCAAAGCAGCTGATCAAACAGGTAAATCATTCCCAGAAACTTCAATTCGCGTTAAACCGAATCAAACTCCAGTAACTGACAACAAAGCAGTATTAGAAAAATTAGGTAATCAACCAAAAATCAGTGATTTGTTTAAAGAGTACTCATATGAGGAAATGACAACAATGTTGCATAATTGGTTAGATCCTGAAAATGCTCAAGGCGCTGAAGCTGAAAAAAGCACATCAGCTCCTAAAGCAGAAAAGCCATCTAATTCAAATAAAGCTGGATTAGAGCAGACTGCTCCTGTTGCTAGCGTAGATGACGTAGCATCAGCATTTGATTCATTGTTTAATAACTAAAAAAAGTAACCATATATGGTTACGACAGGAAAACTATGGCAAAAAGTAAAACAGCAGTTAATGACGGAGAAGTGCAAGATGATTTAGCTTCGGTGTTAGCAGACAATCTCAATAAGAAATTTAAAAGCTCAAATTATAAAGTAGCTTATTTTTTAGAAGGAGACACAGACGCCCCATCTGAAGTATCTGAATGGATTTCAACCGGCTCGACAATGCTCGATTTAGCGATTAGCAATCGTCCCAATGGAGGACTTCCAGTAGGAAGAATTATTGAGATTACCGGTTTAGAAGCTTCAGGTAAATCATTATTAGCAGCTCATGCATTAGCTGACACTCAGAAAAAAGGCGGATTGGCAGTGTATATTGACACTGAGAATGCAATCTCTCGTGAATTTTTAGAAGCTATAGGAGTTAATCTTAAGGATATGTTATATGTCCCTTTAGAGACTATCGAAGACATCTTTGACGCTATGGATAGTGTTGTTGAGTCCGTAAGAAAGTCTTCAAAGTCAAGAATAGTTACTATAGTAGTAGACTCTGTTGCCGGCGCTTCCACTAAACAAGAAATGGCAGCTGACTATGATAAAGATGGTTGGGCAACTTCAAAAGCAATTATCTTATCAAAGGCAATGCGTAAAATTACTAACTTTGTTGGTAGAGAGCGTATTTGTCTTATATTTACAAATCAGTTACGTACTCGATTAGGGGTTACGTTCGGCGACCAATGGACAACTTCAGGTGGTAAAGCAATTGCATTCCACTCTTCAGTTCGTCTACGACTTAAATCAGTTGGTCAGATTAAATTAGCAAAATCTGCAGATAAACCAGAGGCAGTTGTAGGTATTACAACTCGAGCTCAAGTAGTTAAAAATCGTATGGGTCCGCCTTTACGTTCTGTAGATTATGACATTTATTTTGATTCAGGAATTGATGATTATGGTAGTTGGTTAACAATGATGAAGAATTATAACTTAGTTTCTCAGGCAGGTGCTTGGTATACATATACTAACACTGAGTCTGGAGAGATTGTTAAATTCCAATCAAAAGACTTTAAGTCTAAGTTAATTGACGATCCGAAAATGAAAGAGCAAGTTTATAAAACAATTTGCGAAAAGTATATTGTTAATTATAGAGCCGGCGATGACTTTGGTATCGATGATATTGAAATCGAGACTGAGTTCGAAGGTGAAGAATCTTAAAAAAAAATAAATGAAAGGTTACGCTGAATTATTAAAACAAATTCGCGAAGACCACGAAAAGCGTAGTTCAGGCCTAGGCAAAGACGATAAAGTCTTAATTGTCGACGGTCTGAACTCGTTTATTCGGGTTTTTAGCGCAGTTCCTTTAGTCAATGATGACGGGGAACACATTGGTGGCTATATGGGATTTTTAAGATCTATTGCCGCTGTAATTAGACAATTTAAACCTACTCGAGTAATTATTACCTTTGATGGTAAAGGAGGTTCTGCACGAAGAAAAAAGATGCACTCTGGTTATAAAGAAGGTAGAACAATGTCTACAAGATTTAATAGAAGAGGTGATGCTGGAGAGCTTACACCGGAAGAAGAAATAGCTTCTATGCGACTTCAGATGAGTAAATTATCTGAGTACTTAGAATGTCTTCCAATCACACTTATTTCTATTGATAATATCGAAGCAGATGATACAATTGCTTATTTGGCTACTGATGTATTCAGGCCAAAAGGAAGTGAAATAATCATTATGTCAGACGATAAAGATTTCATCCAATTAGTTGATGAAAAGACTTCAATATGGAGACCTGTAGAAAAGAAATATTACACTCCTAAAGAAGTTCATGAGCGATTTGGTATTCCGTCACATAACTTTATACATTATAAAGTATTCATGGGTGATGCGTCAGATAACATTAAAGGAATCAATGGTATTGGAATTAAAACAATGCAATCTAGATTTCCAATATTGTTAGAAGATAAACACATTACTTTAGATGAAATGCTTGAATATTGTAATACTAGGAAAGACGAACATAAAATATATAAGACTGTATTAGAGAATGAAGCATCTATACGTCTTAATTGGTCATTAATGTCATTGGAAGATTTAGACATTTCATCTAATTTCAAGTTGATGATAACTGATATGGCAGGGAGAGATATTCCAAAACTAGATACATATAATTTCAAAAAGATGTTCATGTTAGATAAGGCTTACACTGCAATACCAAATGTCGATACTTGGTTAGCAAATAGCTTTAACTCTTTGGCTGCATTTAGTCAATAAATTAGGAACATTGAAAAGAAAATTATATATTTAGTTTATGTCAGACAAATTAACGAATTTTGGTTATGGATTTCAGATAAAGGTAGTATCATCGTTACTAACTGATAAAGCATTTTTGCAACAAGTTACAGACATTTTATTACCAGACTTTTTTGAATCAGATGCTAACCAATGGATTGTAGAAACAATCAATAAGTATTTTAGGGAATATAAAGTCCCGCCAACATTAGATGTATTTAAAATTAAAGTTCAAGAAATTGATCGAGATGTTTTAAAGGCGTCTATTATAGAATGTTTAAAGGATGCATTTAAGTATATTGAGGCAGAAGATTTAGAATTTGTTAAGACAGAGACTGTAGATTTTTGTAAAAATCAATGTATTAAAAGAGCAATTTTAGACTCTGTAGATTTATTAAATAAAGGACGTTACGAAGAGATTAAAGCTACTATTGACACTGCAATGAAAGCTGGTGCTGATAAAGAAGTTGGTCATGAATATAACACAGCTGCAAATGTCGAAGCTCGATATTCTGAGAATGTTAGAAGTACTGTTCCTACTCCATGGCCTGTTATTAATGATTTAGCAGATGGTGGATTTGGTAAAGGAGAGTTAGTAGTATTCGTAGCTCCTGCAGGTATTGGTAAATCTTGGGGTCTTATTAATGTCGGAGCTCACGCAGTTAAACAAGGATTAAATGTAATTCATTATACATTAGAGTTAAATGAAGGTTATGTAGGTCAACGTTATGACGCTGTATTAACAGGTATTGCAAATCAGAATTTAAAATATAATTTAGATGAAGTAGCAAACGCAGTATCCAAATTAAAAGGAAATTTAACTATTAAATATTATCCTACTAAAACAGCTTCATGTTCAACTATCAGAGCACATATTGAAAAGATGATTATGCTAGGTAAAAAACCAGATTTAGTAATTGTTGATTATGCTGATTTGTTGCGAGGAGCTGTAGCTAGAAAAGAAATGCGACATGAGTTAGAATCTATTTATGAAGATTTACGTGGTATAGCGGGTGAGTATGAAGTTCCAATGTTTACTGCATCACAGGCAAATAGAAGTGCATTAGAGCAAGATGTTATTGAAGCAGACAAAATTTCAGAGTCTTATTCAAAGGTAATGATTGCAGACTTTGTATTATCATTGTCTAGAAAAGTAACAGATAAAATAGCTGGCACTGGTAGGTGGCATATTATTAAGAATCGTTTTGGACCTGACGGATTAACACTTCCAGCTAAAATGAATATGTCAAATGGTCAAATTCATATTTATGAAGAAACTTCAGTTCAAGGAAAAGATACTAATAAACAAATGCAATCAGGAGAAGATCTTTTAAGGAAAAGTTTATTACAAAAATATAAAGAAGTATCAGGTGATTCTTTAGGTTAATGAATAGTTATATAACCAAAGGGAAGAAGCTAACTAACTAATTACACAATCATGAATAATAATATTTTCAAACCTAGAGTCAATATACTGCCATACGAATATCCTTCGTTATTAGCGTATAAAGATGCTATACGTCATTCCTATTGGATTGACACTGAGTTTAATTTTACTACAGATATTGACGACTTTAAGACAAAAGTCACTGAAGAAGAACGCGAAGTAATCAAACGATCAATGTTAGCTATCGCTCAAATTGAAGTTAACGTTAAGACATTTTGGGCAGATATGTATAAAAGAATGCCTATTACAGAAGTTGGCGATGTAGGAATGACATTTGCTGAGTCTGAAGTTCGACATAAAGATGCATATGCACGTCTTTTGCGTATTTTAGGATTAGAAGATGAGTTTCAACATGTAATTGAAATTCCAGCAATTAAAGACAGAATTGCTTATTTATCTAAATATTTAGATGGAACTCGAAGTAAAGACGATAAGATGTACACGAAGTCAGTACTTTTATTTTCATTATTCATTGAGCACGTAAGTTTATTCAGTCACTTTTTAATCATGATGTCT